AGAGCACCGGCCAGGTGAGGCCAATCTCCGGGCCAGCGACGATGACGCCATCGACATGCCCGCGGATCCGGCCACCCGCGGTCTCGAAGCCGAACTGGCCGCCCTCGCGCGTCTGAGTGCGCAGATCGAACCCGGCGAGACGCAGCCAGCGGATCGCCAGATCCTCGAAGACATGACCGGCTTCGAAAATGCGCAGGGTCCGCCCCTCGAGGTCCTTGCCCGGGTCGACCGGGGTTTTCGTGAATTCAAAAACCAGGCGGCGCGCGCAGAGCTCGCCGATCCGGCTGGCGCCGAGATAGTCGCGCGGACGCTGCTTTTGCCGCTCGGCCTCGAGCGCCGTATCGACGCAGGTGTTGATCCGCGCGCCAAGGGGCTCGGGATCGGTGGCGCGACGTCCGTAGACGAAGCCGGAATTGTGGTTGAGATCGAGCATCTTCAAACCCTCCCTAAAACGGCACGTCGCCGGCATCGGACTGACGCCGCATCGAGGCCTGAAATCCGTCGACGCAGGCCTCGATCACGCAGTCGATGTCGGCAGCGGGGCGATCAAAGAAGGGCTCCATCAGCCCCATCTCCGTCAGCGCCTTGGCCAGCGTGCGGCGCGCCTCAACGATCGCGCGGGTTTCCATGTCGGTCTTGTCGATCATGCCGTGGTTCCTTTTGGCGATGGCCGAGCCCGCCGTGAGGCAGGCCATCGAGCAGAAGCGGTGGTGGGGATGGCGGCCCCAAAGCAGGCCGTGGCAGTAGCCGAAGCCCCGGGCCTCCCGGCCGCAGAGCGCGCAGGGTTCGCGGCGGCCGAGTTCGGCGCGGGTCACCCCATGAGCACCCGCTCGAGGTTTTTCCGTTCCTCCGCGTCCGGCGCGGTGGTTCGGCGTTCCGAGGCCAGCACGAGGAAGCGGCCGATCGCGTTTGAGGCCATGCATTCGAGATCCTTTCGCGTGAGGGTCGCGATGGGGCGGTCGAGCCGCCCCCGCGCCTCGAGCCAGCGCCCCATCGCAAGGGCGGCCTCTGTGGTGACATGCGCCTGCCATTCGTCCGGGCTCACGGGTTGAGCCAGGCCGGGCCGCCCGCGGTCTTCGGCGCGGCGGGTTCGGACGCAGATTGGGCGGCGGGCTGGCCGGCGGGCGACGACCACGCGGGCGCGGCCGGCGCCGCGGCGGGCTGCGACTGCCCCCAGGCGGGGGTTGCGGGCTGCGCGGGCGCGGTGGCGGGCCGGGGCTTGTTCGAGGGCTGCGCCGGCACCGTCTCGCCCGCCATCACTCTCTGCCACTCGGGCGCGGTCGGCAGCACGACATGGTCGAGCTTGTTGGCGTCCTTGTAGGCGGGGTTGCGGCTCGGCTCGATCTGGATCTTGGCGACGAAGGTGATCCCGTCGAGATCGGCGAGCCCGCGCAGAACGCGCTTGGCCTTGGCCGCCTCGCTCATGTCGTCGGGGTTCAGGCCGAGCGCGCTGTCGATCATCGCGCGGAAGGTCGACTTCGAGATCTTCCAGCCGATCGACTGGCCCTGCTCGTCGAGCTTGCCGCCCTGCACGGTGAAGTTCTGCCAGAACTTGCGCCGGGCATGCGGCCCCTCGGCCACGGTGAACTCGGCATCCACCATCAGCACGTCGCTGCCGGGCTGGTTCGAGGGTTTCAGCAGCCCGCGATCCACCTCGCTCGCCCCGTCCGTGCCGCCTTTGCGGATGGACATCGTCACCTTGGCGAAGGTGCCGTCGGGGATCAGGTCGCCGGATTGCTGCGGTGCGACATCGTTCATATCGAAGGTCATGGAGATTATCCTTTCTGGGTCTGGTTGATCTTGGAGAGGAGCGCGCCGAGATCGGCGGGCTCGGTGAGGTCGAGGCGCCCCGAGCGGTCCTTCGCGGGCAGGCCCCAGGGATTGCCGGAGCGGCAGACGAGGCGGCGCGTCTCGCCTTTCTCGGGATCGTGCCGCCAGGCGGTCGCGCCATCGGGGCCGGTCTCGGGGCTGAAGAGGCCGAGGGTCATCACCTGGTCGACGATGCCGGGCAGCTCGCGCGCGGCCTTGCCGCCCTCCATCTGCGGCTGCCAGATCGTCCGGTTCATCTCGTCGGTGATCCGCTCGAGGATGCCGACGAAGATCACGGTGCGGCCGGGCGCATGCTGCAAATGCTTCAGAAGGCCGATGACCTCGCGGGCCAAAAGACCATAGGCACCGCGGGTATCCGGCTTGCCCGTGCGTTCCGACAGCGCCTCAGGCCGGGTCTTCGCCCAGGCCATCGCCTGACGGGTCAGGTCGGTGATGCTGTCGACAAAGACGATGCTTTTGGCATCCAGACGCGCTGCAAGTTCGGGGTGCTGCCCGCGCAGATGCGCATAATGGGCCTCGGAGAAGTGCTCATCGGGCTGCGCTGCAGGGTTTGCTCCGCCAATCAGGCAGGCAATATCGACGGCATCGGCGAAGCGGCGGATCGGCAGGCTGTCGCCGCGCCAATCCTGCACCGACTTCAGCCCTGCCTCGAGATCGAGGCAGACGGTCTCCTCGGTCGGCAGCGTCTTCAGGAGCGTGGTCTTGCCCGCCCCGCTCGGCCCGAACAGCGCCATGGTGGTCTTGCCCTGCGCTTCCTGCAGGCGCTCATCGGCGGTGAGAATACGCAGGCTCATACCAGCACCTCGCCGCTTGAAGGGGCGAAACCGCCCTGTGCGAGGATCGCGTCGAGACAGTCACCGAAGCTCCAGTCAGGACGCGCTGCCCAGAACCGATCGGCCTGACGAAGAGCCTCGCGCCATTCGCGCAGCGCCGCGCTGTCATGGGCGATCTGGAGGCGGCGGATCTCGATGGCGCGTTCGAACTCGGCGCGAGACAGCTGGCGGGTCGACACCAGCGTCGTGCCTTCGAGATCCATGGCAACGGCCACCGGCAATGAAAATGGCAGCTCGGCCTGTTCCGGCGCAGTGGATTTCTCCGCCCTGAGCTTCATGCTGCGCGCGCGCTGATCGATTCGGGCCACAACGCCGTCGATCCCGGAGAGATACTGGCCGTCGGCATCGATATCGTCCCAGCGATTGACTGCCGCCTGGCGCTTGTTGATCGCGCGCCCCGCGGTCACTTCGCCGACGATCTCGGCGACAACATCATTCAGTCGCATCTGTCCCATTCTGGACCTCCTGTTCGTAAAGAGTGCTGAAGTCGGTGAGCCAGGCGGCCGCGCGCCTGATCGGCGCAGTATCGACGGCATGGCGCGAAGCGGGTGGGATGCGGCGCACCGCTTCTGCGGGGCTCGGTTGTTCATCGATGCGCTCGATGATCTCTTCGATCCGACCGCAGATCGCGCGATCTTCTTGCGTCCCGAACACCGCGATCTGGCGCGCCCGCATTTCCGGCGTCAGTGGTGGCGGGCGCTCTTGTTCGAGGCGCTTGACGCTTTCCTGAATGCGCTGCAGACGGTCGAGAGAGCGTTGCAGGCGATCCTCTGCCGCGCGGCGGACCGCGGAGCGCGTCGGTTCTTCACCGCGCTCGAGTTTCGCGTCGAGGGTGCGGCGCAGAAGACCCGGCTCGACAGCTTCGGCGTCACGTAGGCGGCGCGCTTCATGGATCTGGTCACGGCGCAGTCCGAGATTGGCCGATGTCGCGGGAATACCGTTGTCACCCACAACGGTTTTGGGACGCCCGTCAGATGCTACCTCGCCGCGCGCCTGTGCCGCGTCATATTCATCGGCCAGTCGCCGCTTGGCAGCAGCCTCAATTTCCAGCGCATCAGCCTGCGCGCGATGCGCGGCCGCGATCAGATCGTCATGGGCGGACTTGGCCTTGTGCAGACGTGAGGCGCGCTTGGCTGCGTCATAGGCAAACCCTGCGCATTCGCGGGCTTCCAGAACTTCGGCCGCGGTCTTTGCACCGGCCAACATGCTGGCCGCGCGGTCGATCAGGCTTGGCAGATCGGAGGCGGCGGTTGGGATGGGAGCAGGCTCTGTCATCACGCGGCCTCATTCGGCGCGATGGTGATCTTCAGCGTTCCCATGCGCACGGTGCGCGCAGGCTCGAACCCATCGCGCCAGCTTTCAGGCAGCGCGCCATACTTTCGCTCGGGCACAGACAGTTTGGTGTCGATGAACTCGGCCGGATCCTCACCGCTATGGGCGATATTGGCGGCAATCTGCGACAGCTTCTCTTGATCCCAGTCCACGCGCTTGGGCAGATCCGCGACGATGGTGAAATCGCCGTCATCGAACCTGACGGTACCGGTGTCCTTGCCGTGGGCCTGCCGTTCCTTGGCAGCGCGATCAGCGTAGCGCACGCTCAGCGCGCCATCGAGCCGGGTCTTGGCGGCCTTGTCGCGCTTGAGGCGTGCATCGATCTCGTTTTGCACGATAGCCAGCAGTTCGACGGGCAGCTGGGCCAGCTCGCCGGTCGGCATGTTGAG